CGCCATGCCATGAACTCGTGGCGGGTGCGCTTGTCCCCAAGGGCTGCCAGCGGGAAGTCGCTGAACTCGGTTTCGATGGCCTTGATCTTGGCGGTGTAGTCGAGGCGGGTCCGATCCCTTAATCCGGTGAAGTCGCGGCTCTTCTGGAATGCGTCCAGAAGGCTTTGCAGCGTGCCTGCGCTCTTGTCGGTGCGCGCCGATACCGCCTTGTTGTAAGCGGCCATAAACTCGTTGGAGCCGGGCTTGCCGGGCAACCTGGGACCGCCCTTCCACGCATACCAATAGGTGACGGTCACGCCGCTTGCGAGCTTCACGGTCTTCTTGTTGAGGCCCTTAAGCCTTACGCGCGTCACGGCTGGCTTTCCATTCATCGAATGATGTTGCCGGCTTCGGCTCGGCATTGACGAAGGCGACAAAGATTTCGCCCTCTGGACTGATGCGAACGCCAGCCAGCGGCATACCCTCGGCCTTCGCGGTGCGAATGGCGCGTGCGAGATCCGTCTGCCTGAAGAGCGCGGCGCGTCTCGTCACCCCACGCTCTCCTTCAGTGCGGCTCGGCCGGCTTCAAAACCCGCCATGTAAGCCGTTGTCAGGTCATCAGCGATATCCGCACGCACGTACTCGACGGCACCGGGGCGGTCTTTGTCCTCAGACCATCCACCGAGCAACTGACGCCCGCCATCTGGCAGGCGCGTTGAAGCCCCGTTGACGGTCGCAAAGATGCGGGGCGGGTGCGTCAGCTTACCCATTGACCGCCTCCTTCAGTGCGAGGATGGCGGCTTTGCCTCCGTCGTGGTCTAGCGATCCGAACTCCGCCCATTCGTCATAGGCGGCATCCCATAGGGCCTCGCACAGGTCACGATCCCCCGCCGCCGCGTCCAGAAACGCGGTGATGGCCAGACGCGCGTGCGCCTCGTCGCATTCGTCAGCTTCCCCGTCATGATAATCGCGGATCGCCTTCACAGCCGCTTCTAGTGCCTTGCTCATCGGGTGGGCTCCTTTGCGCGCTCAGCAAGGTGACGACCACGCCGAACGGCGTCTCGGAACTCGTCAAGCCCAATGTCGGGGGCGTAAGTGTCAATGTCCTGAAGCACCTTTGTCATGGCTGCGATCAGGATGGCGGCCTCGGCCACGTCAGCGTGCGGCACAAGCTGGCAAATGCCGCACTTGCAGTCGCCCATATATTTCATCGCCGTGCGCTCCCGCAGGCGCTCTGCAATGCCAACTGCTTCGCTCATCACATCCTCGCCAGTATCTTCCGCGCCTCGACCTCATCCCCGCTCACGGCGAACAGGCGGAGGCAGAGCAAAAGCGGATCGTGAATTCCCTTGGACTGCCACCACGCCAGTTCATCCCCGGCGCGGTGCTGTTCGTCGTGCATCTCGACGGACAGGGGCAACACCCAGCAATCCGACGCCTTCGTGCCGATCCCGGTTATGGGCTTGCCATACTCCGCAGACGCAAATCGGAGGTGGGCACTCTGCGTCCTCCCCTGAACGCCAGAGACGGCACAGGGAAGGCTTGCGATGAAGCGAAGGTGGCCGTCATCCCTGGCTCTCGCCTTGGCGGGCTTGCGGGCCTTCCTGTCGCCTTTCAAGAGGCTGCCGATGGGGGCGAAGGTGGGGAGGGTGTGGGCCATCAGGAGGCCTTCACCAGAAAGAAAACTCCATCACGTTCGACGGAACTTACCCACTGCAAGAGGTGCAATTGGCGCTCCTCGAAGGCGCGGATGAACGCATCCCTGTATTCGCTCACGAAGACGGTATCGGAAGCGATAGGCGCGCTCGCCACCTTCATGATGTTGTCCGCCCGCACGATGGCCGGGGCAGCAATGATGCCGACAAGGCCAGCGAGGAAACGGCGACGGGGGAGGATCAAAGTCATCACCGCGTCTCCGGGCCAAACGGGATCTCGTCATCATCCCGCGCCGCAGGACGGGAGCCCTGACGGTCGTCACGCTCACGCGGCACTTCAAGGAACGCGGTCACGCGGCCCTTGTCGTCCACGATGGGGGACGCATCGAAGTCCAGCCGGATGATGCCCTTGTCATCGGTCCACGCAGAGCCGATGCGGACGGTGTATGCCTTGTCGTTCCGGCTCTTGCGCCATGCCTTGATTTCGTAGCGGGTGCTCATGCTGCGTTCTCCTGTTCGTGAAACTTGACGCCGTGATTGGCACCGAAGGCGCTGATCAACTCCATCAGATCGCCCATTTCCGCCTTTGATAGATCAGAGGACGAGCGGCCAAGGCTGACAAAGCCGTTCCCGTCCAGATTGGGCACCATGCGGACCTCACGCTTGAGGGCGTCGAGGAACAGCAATTTCCAGTCGTCAGGCGACAGCTTCAGGCCGTGCCAGGGAACTTGTGCAGCCACGTCACTGAGCATCGCCCACATCCGCGAATTTTGGGGCAGCGTGCGACGCGGAGCCTTGAAGTCGAGGCGTGTTCCTGATGGCGCTTTGTCGATCCACGTATGCGCCTTGTCGCGCACGGACGGGCTGGCGAGGATGAGGGTGGCGCGGGTCACTTGCGGTGGGCCGCCCACCACGCCGCGACACGCTCCTTTTCGTGCCACAGCATGTTGCCGAAAAACTCGCGTTTGTAGGCGGCTCGCGCCTGAACGTGAGAAACAATCCTGCCGCCGATAACGTTAGCAGAGCTTCCAGGCTGTGAATTTGGGGCGTACCAACCAGTTCGCTCTTCATCTGAATTCAGAGGGCGCGGGTCATCATAGCCTCCGACTTCGGAGGCCCCACACTCATCGCAGTGATAGGGGCCGCACTGGGTCATGCCGACGCCAATATCCACGAAGTCGGCCCGGCAGATTGTTTGGCAATATGGACACGGCCGCGTTGGCTCGTGATCGCCGTAGGAATATCCGTCGCTCATTCCGCCGCCTCCAACTGCCCAGCCGGCATGTCTGCCAACTCAATCTCTGCGATCCGGTCGTTGATCGCCTTGCGAAGCGCCACGCCAGCGGGGTTGTCGCGCCGGAAGCCAAGGCGGGCCGCCTCGGGCTTGTTGCGCTCTTCCCATTCGGCAACGTCCGTCACGGATTCAGCGAGGGCTAGAGCCCGCTTGCTGCCGTCAATGAACGTCGCCTGATCCTGGGTGATCGAAGCGGGAGCCGTCCCTTGTTTCACGGCCCCCGCTTCTCGACCGGCGAGAGTTTCACCACCGGGCGTTCGATTGGCTGGCGCGGGAGCCTGCAGAGAGCGATCAGCCCCCGCGCCGCGACTGGCGGGATTGCCAGCCGGTTGGGTGGCCGATGAACGCCCTATAGTCGGGTCTGGCTCATCGGCCCTGCCGTTCCCGCGAGAGGGCGCGGCAGTGTCCTTGAAATCGTCGCTCTCGTCCTCGGAATAGGCCAAGCCATGAAGGCCCAGCAGTTTGAGGACCACGCGATCCTTCGCCCGCTTCTCAGCCATGGCGAACGGATAGGCGTTCTTGTTGTTGGCCGGTGACGCCTCGCCAAAGGACCATTCGGCACGGTCGCCCATGGTGCCGGTGACGACAATGGTTGCCGTCTTGGCTTGCGTGTTCGCTTCGATGACGGTCGGCTGGTCAAAGGCAATGCCAGCCCGAGCGGCCATGCGCTCGATGGCCTTGTGATAGACCACCCAAACTCCATGACAGTCCCAGCAAGCGTCCTTCGGCGTCTCGCCATACTTGGACAGGACTTCGGAGATCGTCTTGTCGAGAGGGCGCGGCATCAGACAGTCTCCCCGAACGCCAGTTGCATTTTCCGGTGGATTTGCCGAACGCGATCAACGTCCGCCCGGCAGTAGCTCGCCACCTTGTCGTATTCCCCGGCAGCCCAAGCCGCCGCGACCATGGAGCCGTCAAAGTCGCCCTTGCCTTCGATGCCGAGCGCCTTGCAGAGGTTGTCCAGGCTGATCGTGTCCCGCTGGCCGGCAAAGGCCGTCATGGTGTCGAAGATTTCACGAGCCCAAGGTGCAGGCGAGCGCGGGATCCAGTGGGGCATTCGAACGCCAAGAACGATGGCGCGCTGCCACAGGAAGCGCAGGTCAAAGGTGACGTTGTGCCCGACGACGGTCTTGGGGCCGTATGTGTAGTTGGCCTCATACTGGCCGGTGAAGGTGGCGAACCGCTCAAGCAATTCGCGCTCGCTAAACCGGCTCAGGTCCTCGCTATGTGCGGCCTCGTCATCCCACGCCCAGCCAACGACGCAGATCGAACCAAGCGCGCCGTTGAAGGAGGTCTTAGCCACAGCATCCGCAACGATGAGAGGCCTTGTCTCAGCCTCCCATGCCGCGATTGTCTCGGGCTTGGTCATGGTCTTGGGGGGAGTGATGCCGGCAGTGATTTCCGCGATGATGGCGGGATCGGAGGCGGGCAACGTCTCCAAATCGATGTAGAGGTGAGCCATCACTTGCCCTCTGCCTTAGCGATGGCGGCAAGCGCCTTGGAGACAGCCCAATCGTCGTTGACCTCAATGCTGTCGAGTATCGCCTTGAGCGCGGCCAGCAGATCAGGCGCGGCAGAAGCCAGCCGGGCGTTGGCCTTCTGAATTTCGTAGGCTGCGTCAGGGTCGAGCCCCAATCCGCCGTGCCCCATGCCGGTGAGGTAACCCCACCCGCGAACGTCAAAGAGTTTGGCTGGCCCGCCGATTTTGACGTTGGTGGTCACGATGCTCATGAACCTAGCATCGGTTCCCCACGGCCCCGGTGTGTGCTTGCTCACGCCACCCTCCTGTCAGCCCAATCACGGCTGTCGATCTTCTGGACCGCCTCACAAGCCAAGCGGGCGATCTCCCGAAGCGTGTCGCGCTGATCGCGGATCAGGTAGAAATCGCCAGTCGGAAGCCGGGCGTTGATGTTCTCCATGTCGCTGCGGATCATCGCCAATTGCTGCTCAAGAACGATGGCGGGCGGCACGACGTAATGGTCGGAATGGATCGCGTCGGACATCACGCGGCCCCCTGATAGGTGAGGGCGTTCTCGCTGATCTGCTTCATCGCGGCGACGAGAGGGTTGACCAGTTCGGCGTCGATGCCGACCTCGTTTCCGTAGTCGGCGGCCTTGGCGACCAGCGACAGGAACTCAGTGAGGTTGCGCGACGCCTTGTCGGGCATGGCCGCAATGGCAGCGTCAGCTTCGTCCAGAGACTTGAAGTACAAGTAGTCGCGGTCGTGACCCCAGCGGCCATCTGCCTTGCGGTGCGTCAGCGACACATCGGCGTCAGCGTTTGACTTCAGATGATATGTCGCGTCGGGGGCAATCAGCCCCTTCGCCAGCATGGCCTTGGACAGTGCGTTAAGGCGCTTCTGAATGATTGCGGTATCCATCAAACGCTCTCCATCGCATCGACGTGGTTGTTGGTGATCGCTGCTTCGATGTCCTGTACCGCTCCCTCAAGAGCCTCACGGACAAGCTCGCGAACATGGCGGGACGGGACCTGACCGCTGTTGGTGCGGGCGTTGTCGCTGACCAGTTCGGCAAAGCGTTCCATGTGCTCGCTGATCAGCATGACCTGATGGCGCAGTTCGTTGTTCAGCCACTCCCAGTCGCGGGGCGTGGGGTACATCGGGAGGGTGGGAGGCTTGAGGTCCATGTCGCTCTCCGTTGAACTTCCTGCTGCCCCTTCACGGAGGGGCAATGTGGAAGGTCAGGCGCTGGGTGGGTTTTGCTCTAGCCACGCGTCAAGCTGCTCTGGCGTGACCATCATGTCTGTCATTGACGGGCGGAACGCCGCATTGAGAGCGCAGCACGCCACCTCCGCATAGCGTCGTGTTTCCTCGGCATCGGAGCGGGCGTAGATAAGTGCCACCAGCACTCCACCGGGATGCGTCCGTACTGACACATCGCCATTGCCTGTGCCGTTGACTTCGGGGCCCAGAACGAAGGTCATGCCGACACCTTCGCGGCTGCGACAGGGAGCCAACGGAGGGCTCGGGGCGACCAATAGAAAAACTGGCCGTTGGTCTGTTTGGCTTTGAAGGTCTTGCCGTTGATCTTGGCGGTCATGTCGCTCTCCATCGCGATCTGATGGAGGGCAGTATCCAATGCGGAAACCGTCACGTCAAGCGGAATCGTATCCGATACGGAAACTATTTTTGCGAACGGCCAAAGCGCCAGAATTGGCGCAACGGCAGGTTGTGAATGGTGTTTTGTGGCGTTAGCCGTCCGTGCCCGTCTTTTTCAGGGCTTCGGCAAATTGCCGGACGCGCTCGCGGTCTTTCTCTAGCAGGCCGGTAAGGAGGTCAGCCGGGTCTGGCGCGTCTGGATGTCGGAGTAGCTGCCAGGGTTCGATGTTCAATGCGTCGGCAATCAGGGCGGCCCAATCGTCATTCATGCGTTGCGCGCCGCGTTCGAGCTTGCTGACCTGGCCCTTGTTCGTGTCCAGTCGCTCGGCAAGCTGTTCCTGGGTCAGGCCGCGCCGTTCCCTGTGCTCTCGCACATACCAGTGAATAGCGCGACGGTTTCCGATCCGATCCATGACCCGGACTATTGCGCTGCAATGTTGCGGCGTCGTCATCCGTTTTGGAAACATGGGGCTTGACGAAAGGGTTTCCTATGTGGATACTCGGCAACCATGAGCACGTCACCCCTCTACCAGTACCGGAAGGACAACGGCCTGACCCTTGAGGCGCTGGCCGCGAAGTTTGGCGTCCAGAAGGCAGCCGTCTGGAAATGGGAACGGAACAAGGTTCCTGCCGACAAGGCTCTTGCCGTCGAGGATGTGACTGGCATCAGCCGCCACGACCTACGCCCTGACATCTTCGGCAAGCCGGAGGATGCGTCATGACCTCAGTTCGCTTCACTATCGGGCGGTCGAGCGAGAAGGGCGATCTGCCTGTCGAGTGCGTCTCTGAGGACGTGCGCGATCTGCAAATCGAAGCGGAGGCGGGCGCAGATGATGTTCTGCGATTCAAGCTGGCCTTCACTGTTCACGCCAAGCCTTGCTGTGCAGAGCGTCCAGTCGAAGACGCTCCCGAGGTAATCAATCCCCTGAACGCCATTGACGATGCGGACGGGAACATTGTCCGGGTCCAGAGCTGGAACGGGCTTCTTGTCGGCGGTCATCAGGATCACTCCCCGGTCAATCACAGCGTCGGGACGCTCAACCAATACAACCAGATGCCCTCATGGCCGTCGCCTCCGAAGAAACCCGGAGGCCCGTCATGAACGACGGCGACTGGAAGACCTACCTCATCGCATTCGGCCCCTGCATCGCGCTTGCGGCTGCTCTGATCTTCCTCTTCTGGACGGGAGTTCTGTGATGGACCCGAACCTGTTCGTGCAGTTGGTTCTGTTCGGCCTGTGCTGCGTCCTCGGTTCATGGGCGGTGCGGTGATGCCGTCGCTCCCGAAGTGCCTCTTGATGGTCGCTGTCGGACCAATCCTGGCAGCCTCGACCGACTTTAAGGCCCTCGCCTTCATGGCCGGGGTTGGGTGCGGGATTTGGGTTCTCCTCGCGCTCTGTGCCGCAGAAGAACGCGGGTGGTTCTGATGATCGACCGCCTCGCCAATGGCTTCACCCGCGCCGCAGACACCGCCGAGCATATTGCGGACCATCACTTCCGGTTCTCCGTGTCGGTGATCGCTCTGCCGATCCTGGCCTGCATCATTGCGGTTCTCATCGCATGACTATCCACCGAACAACTGCACGATTTGAGCATTCATCCCCGTTTGCCGCCCATCGTGCTTTTGGGATCGCACCCGCGCTGCGCCGGCAGCGTGTCATCGGTGGTGAAGGCGCTAGCGGCCGACTTGAGAGCCCTGCCGCTAGCGTCACCGGCAACCTTTCCCGCGCCTCCGTCCCTCCCGATAGGCGCGATGACTGCGGCCCCGCGAATGGGGTCGCCTTTTCTCTGAGCAACCATCTCGCCAACGCCTGCAAGCACTCGGTCGAGAATGGTCTGCAAGTTCTCCATGGGGCCTCCGTGACTGGCTCTCAGTGTTCACACACTGACAGGAGCCATCGACATGAACAGCCACCGTTTCGGGATAATTCAGTCAAAGCAGGAGACGGAAATGTCTAGCGTTCCGGCCCTCGCACAAGTCGCGAGAGGGATGATTCAACGTGAGAAGAGCAGGCTTGGGTGTCCTCAGGCAGCGCGAGACACTGTTGCCCGCCGCATCAAGATTGGCGCGGGCTCTCTCTCGAACCTCATTCGGGAGCGCATCAAGACCGTCAGCGCCGACCTGCGCGACCGTCTCGTTTCGGCAGCAATCGCGGACCTGAGCAATGAACTCACCAAGCTCGAACACGAGCGGCAGCTTCTTCTTCAGATGGGCACGAGCCCGGATCACGACGACATGCGCTCGCTGGAAAGCGCGCTGGCGACGGCTCGTAAAGCGATTGAGAGGATGAAGTGAACACGGAAGCTCTCATTGCTCATTACGCGGAGGTGCGGCGGCGTCTGATGATGCCGCCTGCCGCTCGCCGTCGCCGTCTCTATGACCTTCGCCACTATCCCGAGCCCATTGGGCCGGTGCGTGTGGTCATGGGGCCTGTGCCCGACATCGCGTCTCTCAAGACACCGCTGAAGGTGCTTGTGGAGACGCTGTGCGCCGATCTGGACGTGACGGCAGAAGACATCATCGGGAAGGTCCGCAAGCACCATCTGGTCAAGGCGCGGGCTCGCATCTGTCATCACCTGCGGGAGCGCGGTTACAGCCTCACCGACGTGGCGAGGCGCATGAAGAGGGATCACACGACGATCCTCTATCTGCTCAACACCTATGACCGATACGGGGAGCGCGCCAATGCGTGACCGTGTGGTGATGGGCATTGATCCCGGCGCTTCAGGTGCTTGCGCCTTCTACTGGCCAGAGGCTCCCGGCCTCGTGGTCATCGAGGACATGCCGGTCGTCAACGGTCAGGTATCCGGGGCGATGCTCGCTGACATGATCCGGCGATACCAGCCCACCGAAGCCATGGTTGAACTGGTCGGATCGATGCCGAAACAGGGCGTGTCCAGCACGTTCAAGTTTGGCTTTTCGACCGGGATCATCCACGGAACGCTGGGGGCTCTCAACGTGCCCTTCAGCCTCGTCACGCCCGCCAAGTGGAAGCGACAGATGGGCCTGTCCTCTGACAAGGAGGCAGCCCGCGCCATGGCTCTCAGGACGTTCCCGGCCATCGCCCCCAGGTTCTACCGCGTGAAGGACCACAACAGGGCTGAGGCAGCTTTGCTCGCCTATTACGCCGCACACCTCTATCGCCAGCAGGAGGCAGCCTAATGGCCCGCATCCGTTCCATTAAGCCTGAGTTCTGGACATCAGAGCAGGTGACGGAATGCTCTATCGCAGCCCGCCTCCTGTTCATCGGCATCTGGAACTTCTGCGATGATGCCGGGCGGATCGGCGCGTCTCCCAAGCAGATCAAGGCTCTCGTTCTGCCGAGCGACGACATGACGGTCGAGAATGTTCGCGGATTGATCCACGAACTAGAACGAAACGGGCTCGTTCTCCGCTATGCCGTTGACGATAAAGAATATCTTCAAGTGACCGGCTGGTCGCATCAGCGCATTGACAAGCCTCAACCAGCCAAATTCCCGCCTCCTCCGGCGACCTTGCAGGATCGTTCCAAGAGCATTCCGGGAACGTTCCAAGACGGAGAGGATAGGAGGGGAATAGAACATTCTCAGGTTATCTCTCTCCCTACGGTCGAGAGAAAACCTTCGACTGCGCCGCAAGCGGCCCAGACAGATTTTCGAGGCGATCTTTTCGAGCGTGGCCGAACCGCCGTTGAGGCAATGACGGGAATGCCGGCTCCCAAGGCGCGAACCCTCATCGGCTCCTGGCTGAAGCTGGCGAACGACGAAGCCGTGATCGTGCTTGAGGCAATCGACGCTGCCAGCGAGGCGCGTCCAGCCGATCCGGTGCCGTGGATCAGGCGAACAATCGAAAGCCGGATGCGAACTCGCGATCCACCGAAGCGGGTGTGGGGGTCGGTATGAGCGCGGCGGACATCTTCGCGAAATACCAAATCCGGGCAAATCCCCACCGGATGGGCAACCAGAAGACCAAATGCCCCAAGTGCTCACACCTCAGGCGCAACAAATCCGAACCGTGCCTGTCGGTAGCCGTCACCCCGGACGGCGCGAAATGGAACTGCCACCACTGCGGATGGAAGGGCGCTGAGAATGCTGGGAACGACGCATCTGGCATGGCTCGACAAGCGGGGGATCGATCCCGAACTCGCGACCCGCTTGGGGATTTACACCGCTCGGCGCGGCGAGAATGGTTCCGTCACGCCTGACGATGCCGGCGACATCCTCGTCTTCCCGTTCATCGAAGGCGAGAAGGAAATCGGGGCCAAGTATCGTGGTCCTCAGAAGCGGTTCTGGCAGAAGCCGAACGCCCGGAAGACGTTCTGGAATGCCGACGTTCTGGACGATCCCGCGCTGAAGTCAGGGACACATGCGCTGGTCATCACCGAAGGCGAGATGGACTCCCTTGCGGTCATCCAGGCTGGCTATCCCTTCGCCGTCTCCGTCCCTGACGGTGCGCCTCCCGAGGGGCCTGTGTCGGAAGTCACCGACCTCGACCATGATACGAAATACAGCTTCATCCACAACAACTGGGATCGGCTGAAGGGCATCAAGCGGATCATCATCGCCACGGACAACGACGGGCCGGGCAAGCGGCTTGCCGAGGAACTGGTCAGGCGTCTGGACCGGCTCCGCTGCTCATGGGTGGCCTATCCCGAGGGCTGCAAGGACTTCAACGATGTCCTCGTGAACCACGGCGGGCCTGAGGTCATCCGCATCATCAATCAGGCGAAAGAGTATCCTGTTTCGGGGCTCTACCGCCTGGCAGACATTCCGATCCCGCCGCCGCTTCAGGGCCTGTCCAGCGGATGGAAGAGCCTCGACAAGCACGTGAAGCTCTACAGCCCGGCGCTCATGGTCGTGACGGGCTTTGCGGGGCAGGGCAAGTCCACATGGACGCAGCAGCTTGTTGCCAATCTGGCGAGGCAATACGGCTGGGTCACGGCCATCGCTTCATTCGAGATGATGATCCGGCCCTATGTGGTGGACGCGCTAGGGGCCGCCTTTCTCGACAAGCCCAAGTGGGTTGACCGGAAGATCAACTGGACGAAGGCGGAAGAGGACCGGGCCGAGCGGTGGGTTGCGGATCACTTCGTCTTCATCGGCCCTGATGCCGAGTGCGACGATGACGCGGACATATCCTGGCTGATCGAACGGGCTGAGGCAGCGGTCATTCGGCACGGTGCCAAGTGCATCGTCATCGATCCATGGAACGAAGTCGATCATCTGAGGCGACGGGATGAGAGCCAGACAGAATACGTCGGGCGGGCCATCCGTCAGTTGAAGCGGTTTGCCAGCAGCTACAACGTTCTTGTGGTAATCGTGGCGCATCCGACAAAAAGTGCTAAGGAAAAAGGCCCGGATCAGCTATCATTATACGACATTTCGGACAGCGCACACTTTGCGAACAAGGCTGACATTGGCGTCATTATTGCCCGCAAGGGGAATTTGGAAATGGACACGCTGACGGCAGTGCTTGTGAAGAAGATCAGGCATCAGCCGGACATGGGCTTGCCGGGCGAAGTGGATCTCGACTTCGACCCAGTGAAGCGCCTGTTCATCGAGTGAGGCACAGAGGAGCGCAGCATGAGCGATGACGTTAAGCCGTTGGCTGTTGTTTCGGCCAAGGATGTTCGTTGGACGATGAACTGGGGTGACCGCCCACCGGAAGATATATTCGAGAAGGACCCGGCCCTAGCGGTTCTTCTGGCGCACGAAGTCGTGTTTCTGAATGATCACTGGTGGGAAAATGATTGGCCTGATCGCGCCAAAGAAGCTGCTTCTCTCAATGTGGCCTGCAACGATGTCTTTGCGTGGGGTTGTTCAGACGCGGAGCGCCTTCCGTATTCTGAAATAGAAGCCCTTTACGGGCACTGGGAAAAAGACCGCGAGTGGGGCGCTGCGGTCTGGTGCATGAAGCGCCGCAACCAGATGCCGCAGAAGCCCGTCGAGGACCGTATCCGCAAGGCGGGTATATGGGATTTGGACGCGATGGGGCTCGGGCCGAACACGCTCGACGCCGAGGTGTCCCGTTTTGTCAGTGGCATCGCTTCCCCCGCCAAGCCCACAGGAGAGTGAAGGATGGTCGTGAGCATCGCCATTCCCCACCGCGAGCCTAACGGTCGCCCCCAGCGCCAGTCCCGAACGAAGGAGGAGCAGACCACCATGTCTGTCGCCATGGATCAGCCCCACCGGAAGGGCTCACGCGTCCCCGAGCATGAATGGCGTTGTGAGTTATTCGGCCGGATGATCCTCGACCGATCCTGGGGCTTCGACGATCAGGGCAGGCGGCTCAAGTATGGCCCCGCCGAGCTTTACGATGCAGGGAACAGGTTCAAGCGAGAGTATCAGGCATGGCAGCGGGCGAAGGCGTCCCGCAGGGCTTGGGCGAACGAGAACAGGCCGGCTCCGAGGTCCTTTGACGAAGAGCGATCCATCCAGATCGCGAACGAGGCTATCGCCCGCTATGGCAAGACGGTCGAGGTGTTTGCGTCTCAGCCCGCCCGCGTATTCGAGGCGGCAACGAACGTCATTCTTGAGGATCAGCCCGAGGACTGGTCACCGGGGCATACCACGATTGAATCGACATACGATGCGCTGTGGGCGCTGGCAGAGTATTACGCCCGTTGATTCACAAGATTGTGTATGCCGGGCATTGACAAATCACTAGGGATGGTGTTCTGTGTCATTTCAATAGGCTCGGACTTGCGTCCGGGCAGAGATCAGTCGGGCGACCCGTCGCTAGCAATGTTCGGTGGGTATAAGCGGGGACCAAACGACCACCGGCCCGACTGACAGCATACACAGCGACGGGTTCCGACCGGGCATCGAACACCGGTTGCACTGGCAAGGAACCTGTCAGCGACCCGACGATGCGGGGCTGTGTTGAGAATGAGGCCACTAGCGTTAGGGGCGACCGCAAGGTCACACGCCCGCGAAGGTGGATAAGCGCAGGGTTCGCACCTGCACCTCGCAAATTTGGGATGGACTGGACAGCCGCAAGGCGTTGGCCCAATCGAGCCGATCATCGGCCCCTCTGTGAGGGCGTAAGTCGCACCAGTGCTAGGGCTCTCGGCTTCGGTCGGGAGCCCTTCTTCGGCAATTATCACTTTGACATAGTAGGCGCTAGTGGTAGAACAATCGGGACAGGCCGGCACTCATTCAATCGAACAGGGCTACAATCGACTTCACCGCGCCAATGAACTCACCGAACATTGGAGCAAGCGCTATTCCTGGGCGCTGCCCAATCTCCTCGATGCATACATGCGTCGTCACATACGCTTTGAGATAAGGGCTTGTGGTCCAGAGCACCGTGCGCTCGTCATCCAGCGCGCTCCACGTCCCGATGTCGGGTCCTATCATCAGGTCGCCTATCATCTCATCCACCGCAACGGACGCTGTGAAACCAGCGGCTCGCAGAGGCCGATTGTGCTTGTCCGTAATGCTCATTTGATGAAGGGCATACAGGAGGTCGTTGCCTCCGAAATAGGGCTTGAGGTCGATGATGATCTGCCGGTCGACAGCGGACAGGCGAGCTATTTTTTTGACGCCGGCCCTCTTGCCGTCGAAGAACGAGTCTCGGTCGTGACTGATGGGAAAGTGAACGTCTTTCGTGTTGGTAGCTCCATTCCTTACGGCGAGCGTGGCCGCCATTTGGTCAAGGCTCGAACGGATCTGATGCGCGAGATTGCTCGCGGAAATCAGGATGCTGTCGGGGACGGGTTGGGTGTATTTGATCTTGTAGTCAAAGCCCCCGCGTTCCTCATTGACCTCCTTCCAGATTCGGTACGGTTTGGAGTCAATGAAGAACTGGGTTTCAGCCCCCAAGATTGGCAGTTGGGCTTTAGCCCAAGCTAGCTTGGCGTGAACGTGTTTGAGGTCGTTTGCCATGCCGTCACCTAAGCAGGACGTGAAGCCGAGCGAGCCGGACAGCGAGCATCCCGATGGGTGGGACCGTTTCGAGCGCGCGGTTGATGCTGCAATCAAGAGCGGGCCGAAGCATAAGCCCGCGACGAAGCCGAAGGAGCGAGAGCGTGACCCTCGTTAAGCGAATGCGCTGCCGGACGGTTCTCTGGTTCGCGCGAGTGATGCGCGTGCCGATCGATGTCCGGCAGCACTTCTTTACCGCAGCGCCATGAGCTTATGCAGGTCGGTATCGGTGATGTTGCCGATCACTGCATGATCCTTCTGCGACAGGGCGATCACGACGAGCAGATCGCGCGTCGGACTGAATGTCGAGTTGGCGTCGATATACTCTGCGATCTTTTCTGCCGTAGACGGGTTCTTCAACACGAAGAACGAGGTCGTCTGGTCCCAGAAGATCCCGTCGTGGCAACACTTTTTGATTTGCTCCACGACGGACTGGTAGCGGTCGGCATAGCCCGCATCGTCATAGATGCGGAACGTCACGATGAAGATGCCCAATCAGGCCTCCTATACGAAGACCGGGCTTGACCGATGGAGTGATTCCGGAGTCTCCTCCGGGTGCTAACTACCCCATGATGCTCCGCAGCCCGGCCAAGGGAATGCGCGGAGAAATCGGAGGCCGCCAGCGGCAAACTGGCGGTCTCTCCGTTTCGTCAACTGAGCATCAGAGCCGATTCTCCGCGCGCGCGAAAGGTGTGCGCGGTGCAACCGTCACTTTGTCCGGGGATACCTGAGCTTGCGGCGGATCAGGCGGATGCCGGCCTTGCGGAAGAAACGTCGCAGGGTCGTATCAACCGCGCCCGTGCGCGTCAGGCCGCCGATAGGTGAGACGCTTACCCACGATGCCGGGGATCGAGGCTGAGAAGCGCTCGTAGTCGGTCACGGTGCGGTTGTTGTAGCGGAAATCGAACTCCGCGAGATAGCGGTGCAGATGGGCTTCCGAGACGTGGTGGAACGAACCCGTGATGCCGCGCTTCACGAGGCTGAAATAGCTCTCGGCAGTGTTGATGTGGATGAAGCCACCGAGGCGAGCATACTCGTTTGCTGAGTGGTTCACGGTGCCGTGGCTGGCGAACTTCTTGCCGATGCCCGGATAGACCGTGCTCTCGTCCGTCATGAGGGCTGACGCCTTATCGACATTGGCCTGAATGATCGGGGCCAGTGTGGCGGCGGTCACGGACGGGATATGGAACGAGCGGACCTTGCCGTCGCGCTCAATGAGGGACAGCACGGGCTTCTTGGGAGCGGGCTCGCGAGTAGCGCGGTTCTTGGCCTTGCCGCCAACCCACGTCTCGTCCGCTTCCACGGTCTTGCCGCCACCACCGAGGGGGCCGGTGTGGACCTCGCGAAGGCTCTCGCGGATACGGTGGCAGAGGAACCACACGGTCTTGTAGGGCTTGCCGATCATGCGGCTGATCTGGAGGGCGCTCATGCCCTTCTTCGACGCCATCATGAGGTGGGTCACGGCCAGCCAAGTGTGCAGCGGGACCTTGGAGCGCTCATAGAGCGTCCCCACGGTGACCGTGAACGGCTCGCGGCAGGCATTGCACTGGTAGAGACCGGGACGGTGGCTCTTGCCCTTCATGAGGGTGGCGCGGTTGGCCTCTTTGCAGTGAGGGCACACCGGGCCGTTCGGCCAAACCCGTGCTTCAAGCCACTCGCGGGCTTTGGTCTCGTCGTGAAAGATCGGGTTGGACAGGTTCGACATGGATAGGCTCCGGTATTGAGCCCATCATACAGGTAGAGCGTACTACGTCAAGGTGATAATTGCCCCTTCTTCATTTCGGAGGCTGGCGATGCTGCTCTTTGCCGCTGGCTTCATCACCTGCCTCGCACTGGTGGCGGTGATCATCGGGCGCATCGGCTACCGCTTCGCTGTGGAGCTGTTCGAATGATCCTCTACGCGCTCACGCTTCCGGTGGGCATCCCCCTGGCACTGGCGATATGGGATTTCCTCCATGACGATTGAATACCGCCCCGCATCAGACTTCCCGTTCTGGGTCGTGAGGGAAGACGGCGCGATTGTGTGCGCGTGTCCGACTGAGGATGGAGCGAAGCGGGTGATCCTGGGCAAGAAGTTCGAGCCGTATCCGAATGATCCGGGTTTCATGGTGGCGTGAGCGACCTCTACGACGACGGGCTAGAGGCACTAGACGACACGATCACAAAAGACGCGGTGATGGTTCTGGTCCTGACGCTGGATAGCGAAGGGATGGTTCGCATTGCCTGCGTATCGGCTCCTGAATGCGAGGCGGCCGTTTCAGACGTTCTGATTTCGGCGGTCGATATCGTCCGAGCGGAAGAATCCACCACAACCCACTAAGGAGGCCAAAGATGGCACTCGTTCCCCTCTACGGCCCCGACCTGGGCCTGTCTGCTGCTGGTCGCATTCTAGGCAAGGACGACTGGCGCGTTCCGCTGTTCAAGGCTGGTCTGGTTGCTGCCGGCACGGCTCTCACGGCCTCCTCGACGGAAACCTCTCTCGGTTCTGTGACGATCCCGGCGAACACGCTGGAAGTCGGCTCCATCATCCGAATGCGCTTTCAGGGCATTGCGACCGCGACCAACTCCACCGACACCCTGACCATCAAGGCATATCTGGGTGGCTTGTCCGGTACGGCCCTGATCTCCATGGCGGCGACTGACGTTGCCAACAACGACGTGTTCACCGGCGAATACGAGCTGGTGGTCCGCACCATCGGTTCTTCGGGCACGGTGGTTGGCGTCGGCACGTTCAAGAGCATCCCGGCTGCTGAAGGGACCATGACGATCAAGGACGACATCCTTGCGTCCACGACCCTCGACACGACCGCCGCGACCGTCATGGCGGTTTCTGGCCAGTGGTCCACGACTTCGGGGAGCAACTCGTGCCGCCTCGACATCCTGAACGTGTCCGTGGCGTGACCCGTTTCCCGATCTGGCCCCAGTATCGCCGCCTCCGAAAGGAAATGCGGGGAATGACGAAGGCCGAGCGGGAGAGTTTCGCACTGGCAGTCCGAATGAACGGGTTGGGCATTGAGCCGCAAGCCATTGCCCGACCCGACGAGATCATGAGCGCAGAGTGATGGCAGGCGGGCGGCCCACAAAGTACGACCCGGCATTCTGCGAGCACGTCATCAGCCACATGAGCGAGGGCGCGTCCATCACCTCGTTTGCCGGGGAAATCGGCGTTGCCCGTTCGACCATCAACGAATGGATGGAGCATCACCCCGAGTTTTCGGAAGCCATAAAGATCGCCAAGGCCAAATGCGCGGCATGGTGGGAGCGGGTGAACCGGAAAAACGCGGTTGAGGGCGGTGGTAACGCCACCTCTGCCATCTTCGGCTTGAAGAACATGGCTGCTGACGAGTGGCGCGAGAAGATCGTGCAGGAACACTCTGGCCCTGACGGCGGCCCCATCGAAACGAAGACAGACGACATGGACGTAGCGCGCCGCGTGGCGTTCCTCCTGTCGAAAGCGACAAAGGACTGAAAGCTATGGCAGGTGGAACGATCCAGCCCCTCGACATCGTGCGGGACGATACCGCCTTTGCGCTGCGCCCGTCAGACTATGTTCTGTCACGCAGCCTTGCGGCATCGACGGCCGAGAGCATCACGGTTCCGACCAGCCCTCGCGCTCGTTTTGTTCTGTTCTCGTCCAATGTGGATTTTTATGTGAACTGGACGACCACAGCGACAGTCCCTGGTGACGTGACGGATGGTTCGGCAAGCGAGTTGAACCCGGCCATGAGGTTCATCCCGAACGACTGCACCACAATCAGCGTCATCTCGGCTGATGCTGGAATCGTCACGGCGAGCTTCTGGAGGGATTGATGCAAAGCCCCTTCGTTCTCCCACGCAAGAGGATTGCGAGTTCTTCGCAGCTTCCTGTCGGGTCAAACGTTCTGCTCTGGAGGCTCATAGGGGCCGACATGAACAGCACATCCGATCAGCTTTTTACCAAGATCGGATCGTTCACAAGTTCGATGATCATCAACATTACCGCGACCAATCCGTCGATCTCGATGACGACGGCGGTGGGCGGCATTTATCCAACGACGGCGAAGGGCGGCACTCCGATTGTGGCGGCAAGCCAGGTTTATTCCGGCCTGACTGCCAGTTCCGTGTGGATCGCTGTGTCTTCGGCCGCTACCGGTCGCGCAACAAATCTTAGCACGCTCTATTTGTCGCTTTCGACGCCGCAGGGTGCGGCGGCGACGTGCGACTTTTATGTTTTTGGACAGATTCTTGCTTGATGACATCCTTGCTCGCATAAGCGGGCTGGACCCGAAAGCAAGGGCGGAACTGGAGAAAACGGCGCTAGAGGCCACCAGGGGGATGAGGTTCATCCCAAATCCTGGCCCTCAGTTCGACGCGCTGCAATGCGACGCTGATGAACTGTTCTTCGGCGGCGCTGCTGGGGGCGGGAAGAGCCTGTTGCTCTGCGGCGTGGCCGTCGATCATCACGAAAAGTCGATCATCTTCCGCAGGGAGTACCCGCAGATTAAGGGCCTCGTGGATGAGGTGGCCGGCCTGATCGGAACGCGGGAAGGGTATAACGCACAGGACAAGTTCTGGCGGCTTCCGACCGGAAACACGCTAGAATTTGGCTCTGTCCCCCATGAGGACGACAAGGAGCGGTATCAGGGCCGCGCCCATGACTTCGTGGGCTTCGATGAGATTACTCACTTCACGGAAAGCCAGTACCGTTTCCTGATCGGCTGGACCCGTTCTGCGACTGGCAAGAAGTGCAGGGTTATCGCCGCTGGCAACCCGCCGTTCTCGGCAGAGGGTCAGTGGGTCATCAAGTATTGGGCACCGTGGCTGGACCCGACCTATCCCAAGCCCGCCAAGGACGGAGAGCTTCGCTGGTTCGCCGTGGTGGACGGCAAGGACATCGAGGTTGACGGCCCCGGTCCTCACACGATCAACGGCGAGAGGTATCTTGCTAAGTCCCGCAGCTTCATCAAGGCGACGCTGAAGGACAATCCTGCTCTGGCAAGGACAGGCTACGCCGCGACGCTGGAAGGGATGCAGGAGCCCTTCCGCACGATGATGCTGACAGGGCGCTTTGATCTCGGGCTTCAGGACGCTGACTATCAGGTGATCCCTACTGATTGGATCATCCAGGCTCAGGCCAGATGGAAGCCTGACGGGTTCAGGGGCCTGATGATGACGGCTATGGCCCTCGATATCGGGGCCGGTCGTGACGAGACGGTGGCGGCTTCAAGGTTCGGCGGCTGGTACGCGCCCCTAGAGGCTGTGACGGGAGAGAGCGCAAGGGACCCGGCTCATGCTGGCGCTCTCGTGCTGAAGCACAGGAAGGACAACTGCCCGGTGGTGGTGGACGTGGGTGGCGGCTTCGGCGGCGCATCCATGCTGCTGTTCAAGGAGAACGGCATTGCCTACCGGGCGTTTAATGGTGCCGGGGCTTCGACCGCCAAGACGCGGGACGGAAGGCTGTCCTTCGTCAACAAGCGGGCCGAGGCGTGGTGGAAGTTCCGCGAGGAACTGGACCCTAACCAGCAGGGCGGCTCGGGAATTGCGCTTCCCCCCGATCCTCAGTTGAGGGCGGACCTTGCAGCGCCGACGTGGGAACTGACCACGCGCGGCATCAAGATCGAATCGAAGGACGACATCAAGGCGCGGATCGGACGGTCTCCTGACCGGGGAGACGCTTGCGTGATGGCCCTATCCGAGGGCGACGCGGCGGTCAGGAAAGCCATCCTTGGCCGGCAGTCTGGAAAACTACAGGCCACGGCCAACATGGGCCGGCCGGCTATGAGGCGTCGGTAAGCCTGCGAAGGGCGGCAAGCATCGGCGCGTTGATGCGGTCAGTCCATTCTTGGCTGGGGCGAAGTTTAAGCATTTCCCACCCTCGCCTGACATCGGACGAGGTAAAGCGGCGCGCTTCGTCGGGGTCAACGTCCGGCGGCTTAGGCAGGTCAACGAGTGGTTCCCGCCATTGGCGAGGCACCTCAACCAAGTAATCGCGCTCCGTCACAACGTCGATGCGGGAGCCGTCCTCAAACAGCAACTGAGGCGGACGAAGCGGGTGTGTGATGACAGCAAGGGCTCCCGAGTGGTGGCCCGGCAGCGTCATCGCAGCCTCGCCGGGCTGTAGCTCTGCAATGACTTTGGCGCGTTCTGCTTCACTCATCGCTGGCCTCCTTTGTGAGGCTTCAACTCTATCACAACATTGGAGAAATCCCAATGGCAGCACTGTTTTCCCCGAAGATGCCGGAGACGAAGCCCACGGCTCCGCTTCCCGATGACATGTCCCCTGGCGTGCTGGAGGCCCGGCGTCGCCAGCGGTCGAACATGATGGGCCGAGGCGGTCGCGCCGATACGATGCTCTCCGAGGGTGAGGATCGCGGCATCTTCACCGGCACGAAGCTGGGCGGCTGATGAACTCTGACCTTCAGTTCCTCGTCAAGCGCGGAGACAAGCTGTTCTCAGACCGGGAACCTGCGCTTACGCTCTGGCAGGAGCTTGCAGAGAATTTCTATGTCGAGCGGGCTGACTTCACCACATCCCGCGACATCGGGGACGAGTTTGCCTCGCACCTGATGACATCGCTGCCCCTGATGATCCGGCGCGATCTGGCGAACCAGATTTCCGCCATGCTTCGTCCAAGGGGCAAGGACTGGTTTGAGGTCGCTCCGTCAGACGAGCGGCTGGCAGAGGATCAGCGGATCAAGCTGTGGTGCCAGGACAAGAGCGCGGTCATGCGCCGTGCGGTCTATGACATCCATTCCGGCTTCGTCCGCTCGACCAAGACGGCAGACCATGATTTCGTGACGTTCGGGCAGGCCGTCCTTACGGTTGAACTCGACCGCATGAAGCAGTCGCTGCTCTATCGCGACTGGCATCTGAGGGACGTGGCCTGGGCTGAGAACTACGCCCGGCACATCAACGAGATACACCACAGGCTGAAACTTCCGGCGCGTGACGTGCTGAAGCTGTTCCCCAAGACCTGCCACGAGGCGGTGCGGAAGGCAGCCGGAAAAGAGCCGCTGAAGGACATCAACCTTCGCCGCATCATCGTGCCGACCGAGAAGGAAGGTCGGTATAACTACTGCTCCTACTACGTGGACGTGGACAACGAACACGAGTTGGAGAAGGTCGATCTGATCGATCATCCCTATGTCATCCCGCGCTGGACCCTTGTCGGCTCTCAGTATGCCCATTCCCCGGCGACGGTGGTTGCTCTCCCCGAGGCTCGCACGCTTCAGGCGATGACGCTGACGCTGTTCGAGGCTGGGGAAAAGGCGGTCAACCCGCCTCTGGTCGCCACGCAGGAAGCCGTCCGTTCGGATGTGAATGTCTATGCCGGCGGCGTGACGTGGGTTGATGCTGAATATGACGAGAAGCTGGGCGATGCGTTGCGCCCGCTGACGACGGATCGCGGCGGCCTTGCCTTTGGTATGGACATGATCGCTCGCATGTCCGACCTGCTCAAGGAGGCCTTCTACCTCAACAAGATCATGCTTCCCCCGGTGGGTGATGCCATGACGGCAACCGAGGTCAGGATCAGGACAGAAGAATATGTCCGGGCCGCACTGCCGCTCTTTGAGCCGCTGGAGACCGACTACAACGGCGCTCTCTGCGAGAAGACGTGGAACATCCTCATGAGGGAAGGGGCCTTCGGGAACCTCCGTGAGGAAATGCCGAAAGAGCTTCAGGGGCAGGACATCTCGTTCTCGTTCCAGACCCCGCTTCAGTCGGCGCAGGAACGCGAAAAGGCCGCATCGTTCCAGGAGCTTATCCAGCTTCTCGCCGCCGGCATTCAGGTGGACCAGAAGCTGGTCATGGAAGTGGACACTCGCCGGGCGTTCCGCGACGCAGCCAACGGCATCATTCCCGACGCGGACTGGATCGTTCCCGAGGATCTGTCGGCACAGGCCTTGGAAGGGGCACAGCAGGCGCAACAGCTTCAGGAACTGGCTGGTGCGACTACTCAGGGCCTCGACATTGCAAAGGCCGTTGGTGAGACCGCCAGCGCCTTCCAGCAGACGGGTGTTGTATGAGGGTCATAGAGCATATCCGGTCCTTCCCTGCCTTCGGGAAGTGGGGGGCCGTTGCTGATGGGCAGGAGCCGTTCAGTCTGATCGAACTGCCCGAAGACGTGTACGCGGCGACTGTGGACCAACTGGAGTCCATCCGCCGGAATGGAAAGCGGGTTCTTGACCTGTCCGTATCGGTCACTCGTGGCGAAGCGGGCACTATTCAGGTGATGGCGCGCGGGGTGACGGACTGATGGCGCGGAAGGTCGCAGACCCGCTCATCGTCCAGTTCGACAAGCACGACGTTTACGCCATCCAGGCTCTTCGCGACGGCAAGGCGAACGAGGGGCAGCAGAAGCGTTGCCTTGATCTGATCATCCGCAATCTCAGCGGAACCTATGACCAGTCCTATCGCCCCGGAGGACCGGAAGCAGACAGAGCAACGACCTTCGCAGAGGGTCGGCGCTTTGTGGGGCTCAAACTCGTCCTGATGGTCAACATGACCGCCGCAATGGCCGAGAAACTAGGAACACCGAATGGCTGATGAAGCTATCGAAACAGACGTGACGGATGCAGCCGCTCCCGAAGCCGTACAGGCTCAAGAAGCCGCGCCCGCGACCCAAGAGGCAGCCAAGGCAGAAACCCTGCTCAGCGCCTCCGAGAGCGACGCAGAGCAGCCCTCAAAGGCTGAGTGGCCGGAAGACTGGCGAGAGCGCCTTGCCGGCAATGACGAAACCCTCCTGAAGCACCTCAAGCGGTACTCGTCCCCGGCGAACTACGCCAAGGCGGGCTATGAGGCGCAGCAGAAGATCCGATCCGGCGAGGTGAAGAAGCCTCTTGCCGCCGACGCCAAGCCCGAAGAGGTTGCGGCGTGGCGCAAGGAGAATGGCCTTCCCGAGACCGTGGAAGACATGCTGAAGGCCGTCCAGCCTCCGCAGGGCATGGTCTTTGGCGAGGCTGACAAGCCGGTTCTGGAGTCCTTCGCCAAGGTTGCCCATGAGCGCAACTGGTCGCCGTCACAGATGAACGACGCGGTGGCTTGGTATGCTGCCGAGCAGGAGCGCATCCTTAGTCATCGTGTCGAGCAGGACAAGGCGTTCCAGGCTCAGGCACAGGACGAACTCCGTGAGGAATGGGGCTCTGCCTACCGTTCCGAGATCAACGGCGTGAAAAACTTCCTCGACAGCAATGCACCTGCCGAGGTCCGTGAGGCGCTTCTGTCGGGCCGTGGTCCGGATGGGAACCTTCTTGGGAATAATCCTCACGTCCTGAAGTGGCTCTCGTCCATGAGCCGCGAACTCAACCCCGCCGCCTCTGTGGTTCCGGTCGGAACGCAGAACGCCGGCAAGTCGATCAATGACGAGATTTCCGAGATTGAAGGACTGATGTCCAACGATCCGGACAAGTACTGGCGCGATGAGAAAAAGCAGGAGCGTTACGCCCAGCTTGTCACCGCGCGAGAGAAGATGAACGCCCGCGCGGCGTGATCTTCCGGTTGGAGGCGGCCACCCCGAAAGGCCCCGCTGAAGACCACCCCGCCACTCTGAGCGCCCCGGACTGACCAAAGGGAGGCCCCGCAAGGCCATCCCTCCCTTCGTCGTGCCCGGCCACCCGTGAAGACGGCTCCCAACCTCAACCCCTCTACGATGGAGAATGGAAATGGCCTCGATGGCTTTCCAGACTATCTATCGCCAGGAGTTTGTTGCGAGCTTCGAGCAGCGCGCGTCGCTGCTTCGTTCCGCCGTGACCACTCAGGCGAACGTCAACGGCAATGCTGCCGTATTCCTCGTTGCCGGCTCGGGCGGTGCTTCCGCCGTGACCCGTGGCGTCAACGGCCTCATCCCGGCCCGCTCGGATGATCTGACCCAGAACACCGCCACCCTCACGGAATGGCATGATCTGGTCCAGCGCACCGGCTTCAATGTCGAGTCTTCGCAGGGCGACGCCCGTCGCATCATGCAGATGTCCTCGATGGGCACGATCAATCGCAAGATTGACGCGCAGATCATCACCGAACTCGACACGGCGACCCAGGACACCGGCTCTTCGGCCACCATGTCCCTGTCGCTGGTCGCCAAGGCGGTTGCCATTCTTGGCAATGCCGAGGTTCCGGTCGAGGAAGAGGACAACATGTTCGGCCTGATTTCTCCGGCCGCCCATGCCTACCTGATGCAGATTCCGGCCTTCACCTCCGCTGATTACGTCGATGTCAAGCCCTTCTCGGGTCCGGCTCGCCGTATGCGCCGCTGGTACGGCATCAACTGGATCGTGCATCCGAACCTGACCGGCAACGCCACCTCGACGGAGGATTGCTACATCTTCCATCGTGACGCCATCGGTCATGCCTCGAACAAGGACGTTCGTGTCGCTGTCGGGTACGACGACGAGCAGGATTATTCCTACGCTCGCACGTCGATCTACATGGGCGCGAAGCTCCTTCAGAACACCGGCGTCGTGAACATCAATCACGATGGCTCGGCCTACGTCGCTTCGTAAGGAGGATTGACACATGGCTTATTCCGCTTCGTCCCCTCCGTCCCTCGTTGCCCAGCGCATCGGTGGCGGTGGTCAGCTCTGGTACTACGCTTCGACCGACGCCAACACCGACGTTGACGCTGCTGGTTACTTCACCAACGGCGTTGACCTCGGCATGGTTGTCGGTGGTCAGGTCACGGTTGTTGACACCGATGCCTCGCCGCCGACCATCGGCTTCGCTGGCATCAATGTCGTTGGCGCGTCCACCACGGACATCACCAACGCCACGGCTGCCACGGATTCGGACTAAACATCAACGGAATGGGGCGGTCCTTCGGGGCCGCCCTTTTCATTTCAAGGAGCGCACATGCGCCTTCAGCTTCACGCCTCGACCTACGCACTGGCCGAATACCGCCACACGGACCATTCAATCACGCTCCCGCTGTCGTTCCCCTACGATCAGCTATTCGAGCGCGATGCATGGGCGCACATCGGCTCCAAGTTCAAGGCTGGCGACATCATCCATGTTCGGGATGAGGCTCACACCTTCTACGCCCGGCTGTACGTTCGCGCGGCTGACCGCCTGTGGGTGGATGCCGTCGAGATCGAGAAGCATTCCCTGACGGCTCATTCCGCGTCCGGCGGCGCTGTGTCCAACGGACTCAAGGTCGAGTGGCGCGGCAAGGCGAAGTGGTCAGTTGTCCGCGAGAGCGACAACGAGCGGGTGAAGGACGGCTTCCCCACCGCTGAGGACGCGAAGTCCTGGCTTGACCAGCACAATCAGAAGGTGGCCGCCTGATGGCAACCAAGCTCGGCATCTACAACGAAGCTCTCAGGCTGATCGGGGAGCGGTCGCTGTCGTCCGTCTCCGAGAACCGTGAGCCTCGCCGGGTGCTGGACGAGGTTTATGATCAGGCGCTCGATTATGCACTGGAGCAGGGATTTTGGAACCATGCCATGCGGAGCGCGGAACTGTCCGCCTCCCTCACGGTGGAGCCCGCCTTCGGCTACACCTACGCTTTCGAGAAGCCTTCCGACTGGATCAGGACGGCGGCGCTTTCGGCTGGCGACACCTTCGCCACGCCCCTCCGGGAGTACAACGACGAGACGGGCTATTTCCTCGCTCACGTCGATCCACTCTATATCCGCTATGTCTCGAATGACGGGGACTACGGGCTGGACCTGACCCGCTGGCCGGAGACGTTCACGAAGTACGTGGCGACCCACATTGCGGCTGAAATCTGCGAGCGGCTGACGCAGAACGCCTCCAAGCATGAGGAACTTCGTCGCCTTGAAAAGCGCCGGCTGATTGACGCGCGATCCAAAGACGCGATGAACGATCCCGTCGGCAGGCTTCCCACCGGCTCATGGGTGAACTCGCGTGGCGGGTTTGCTCAGAAATACAACAGGGCCTGATCCGTGGGCAAAGGCTTGCCAGCCCTTTACAGTTTCAACCGTGGCATCGTCTCCAAGCAGGCTCTTGGCCGTGTCGATGTCGAGAAGCTGAAGCTATCGGCAGCCGAGATGACCAACTGGCAGCCGACGATCCTGGGGCCGATGTCCCTGCGCCCCGGCACCAGGTATATCCGCTCGACCTATTCCGATGCGGAGGCGGTGAATATCCCTTTCATCCGGGCGCTCGACACCACGGCGCTTCTTGAGTTTTCCAACGCCATCCTTCGACCATTGATCAGCGAGGCACCGATCACGCGGGCCAGCGTCTCGACCTCAGTCACCAACGGCGATTTCTCATCTGGAACCGGTTGGAATGTGACTGTCGTTGGCGGTGCTGCCGGAACGATCTCCGGCGGCAAGCTGACGATGGACTGCGCCAACCTGAATGGGCAGGTGACGGTTGATCGGTCCGTGTCTGTCTCTGGCGGGGATCAGGCGACGGAACACGCATTCCGGATTGTCATTGACCGGGGGCCTGTGACCTTCCGCTGTGGCACCACGGCGGGCGATGATGACATTATCTCGCAGACGACGCTTCTGACCGGCACCCATTCCCTCGCGTTTACCCCGAACGCAGCGACGGTCTATCCGCAGTTTGAAAGCCTCCTGTCTCGTGACGTGATCGTGGATTCAATCACGGTTGAGGCTTCGGGGGCGATGACGCTGCCGACGCCCTACGCCACGGCAGACCTTCCGAACATCCGCTGGACGCAATCCGCCGACGTGGTGTTCATCGCCTGCGATGGCTACAAGCAGCGCCGCATTGAACGACGGGCCACAAACTCATGGTCCATCGTTGAGTATGACGCCAACGACGGCCCGTTCCTGGCTGTGCCCTCAAACGGCGGCAAGCTGTCCGTCTCTGCGGCTTACGGGAACATCACGATCACGGCGACGCGCCCGACGTTCAAGAGCACGAATGTCGGCGGTCTGTTTCGGATTTTCACGCCCGGCTACAACGCGACCTTTACCGTAGCGCGGGATGACACCTTTACCCCGGCCATCCGTGTCTCTGGCACGGGATCGGGGCGAAACTTCACCCTTGTGGTTGCGGGGACGTTCTCGGCAACGGTGACGCTCCAGCGGTCCTTCGACGGGGAAACCTCCGGCTTTGCCGATGTCGGGAATTATGCGGCTGGAACGCACACGATCTCTGACGGCTTCGACAACTCGATTGCCTACTATCGGGTTGGCATCAAGACGGGCAACTACACGTCCGGCACGGTTTCTCTGACGTTGACGTTCCAGGGTTCTGGTGGTGGTGGCGGCTTCGTTAGTGGCGGATCAACGTCTCTCGGCGGACGCGCTGGCATCGCTCGGATTACTTCCATCACCAACTCGCTTTCGGCCGAAGCGGAGGTACTGTCCACATTCTCGTCCACCACGACATCAGAGGATTGGAACGAGGGGGAATGGTCGGATCGAAGGGGCTGGCCTTCTGCCGTCGAGTTCTACGAGCAGCGCCTGTGCTGGGCCGGCAATGATAAACTGTGGGCCTCCGTCTCGGATAGCTTCACCTCGTTCGACATCGACTATGACGGGGATGCCGGGCCGATCAACCGCTCGATTGGTTCTGGCCCTGTCCAGACGATTGCGTGGCTCCTGTCCATGCAGCGCCTTCTCATGGGGACGGATGCCGCCGAACTGGTGGTGAAATCCTCGTCATTCGATGAGCCCCTATCGCCTACGAACTTTGCGATCAAGGGCGCGTCAACCCAAGGCTCAGCTCGTATCCCGGCCATGAAGATCGACCGCCGTGGCGTCTATGTGCAGGCGGGGCTTGAGAAGATTTACGAACTCGCCTTTGACGTGGAAACGCAGGACTACGACAGCCGCGACCTGAACAAGCTGGCGACAGACATTCTATCGGCTGGTGTGAAGAGGATCGGCGTCCAGCGCCAGCCGGACACCCGCATTCACGTCGTTCTTGAAGACGGAACGGTCGCAATTCTCGTTTATGAGCCGCGCGAGGAAGTCCTTGCGTGGTACAAGTGGGAAACGACCTCCGGTGATGAGGTCGAGGACGTGTGTGTCCTTCCCTCGAATACCGGCGATAAGGTCTATTACATCGTCAAGCGAACCATCAACGGTTCGACCAAGCGGTATCTGGAGCGCATCGTCAGGGATGACGAGTGCCTTGGACAGCCGGACGCCTATCTGGCCGATTGCCACCTTGCCTATTCAGGGTCGGCGGTCACGACGATTACCGGTCTGTCCCATCTTGAGGGCGAGACGGTGGTTGTGTGGGGCTGGAATACCTCAAGCCCGTTCACTGTAACCCTCCCCGATGGAACGACGCAGACCGTGGGTCGGGACCTTGGAACAAAGACCGTCTCATCCGGCCAGATTACCGGGCTGTCATCTTCGGTGACGAATGCCTGTGTCGGGTTGGCGTATCAGGCCGAGTTCAAGTCCGCAAAGCTTGCCTATCTCTCGCCGTCCCCCCTGACACAGAGGAAGCGGCTGGATCACGTCGCGCTCTTGCTGAACGACACGCATTGCCAGGGTGTGACCTTCGGGCAGGACCTCACGACGATGGACGCGCTCCCCCTGAACGAAAAGGGGTTCAACATCGATGACGACACGATCTGGACGGAAACAGAACTGCCGGGAATTGAACTTCCCGGAGTGTGGGACACGGATGCAAGGCTGTGCCTGAAGGCTGCGAGCCCGAGGCCGGCGACGGTCGCCGCTGCGGTGATCGGCATGACGGTGCACGAGAAAGCCTGATCATCCGTCCACTCACTGCCCCGGATGTACGGGCGTGGGTGGAAGTCCCCCCGGTAAGGCTATGGGGCTATGCGGCGGAACTGAATGGCGAGGTGCTGGCCTTTGGTGGGCTGGCCTTCATGCCTGAATACGTCGTGGCCTTCATGCAGGGCCATGAGCACATCAGCCGGTTCCCGGTGGCCTTCCACAAGGCCGTCAAGCGGGGACTGAGGGAAGCGAAAGAGCGGGGGATACCCCGGATCATTGCATTGGCAGACGAGAACGTTCCGGCCGCTCAACGGTGGCTGGAGAGGCTCGGCTTTGTCCGCAAGGGCGATGTGTGGGCCTTGGAGGTGTGAATGGCAGGACTTGAGGCACTAGCGACGATTGCCAGCCTTGCCGGCACCGCCGTGTCTGCCGTTGGCACGATTGCCGGCGGGCAGGCGGCCGCTGATCAGGCTGAGTTCAAGGCGGCACAGTTGGAGAAGCAGGCGCAGGAAGAGCGCGCGGCTGCCCAGCGTGAGGCCTTCAAGGAACGCAAGAAAGAACAGCTAACCCAGTCCCGATTGCAGGCTGTCTCGGCTGCCTCTGGTGGCGGAACGACTGACCCGACTGTGGTTGGCCTTGCTTCGGACATCGCGGCTGAGGGTGAACAACAGGCCCTCATGCAGTTTGCCCTTGGCGAGAACCGGGCGAGGGGGCGTGAGGATCAGGCTGCGGCGGCTCGTGCTTCAGGACAGGCGACGCAGATGGGGTCGTATTTCAGCGCGGCCGGCGGGCTTCTGTCGGGCGGTTCCAGCCTCTACACCAAGTATCGAGGCTATCGCTGATGGCGAGGCTCCCGACCTTCGTTGATCTCGGAGAGGCCCCGTCCGCACGAAGTGGTAGGGCTATCGCTGAAGTCGATGTGTCCGGCTACGCGAAGGGCATCCGTGACCTCGGGGCTGGCCTTCAGGATAGCAGCCGGACCTTGTTTGCCGAGGCTCGCCGGAACCAGTCCGAGACCGACGACATTGAGACGGCGCGGGCTCGTGCCGCGTGGTCAACCGGGCGTGTCAATCTGGAATCGTCCTTCCGCCAGGATGACCCGAACTATACCCAGTGGGGTGAGCGATACTCCACCGAGGCCGAGCGCATCCGTCAGGAAGCCGCCTCTGGTATCCGCGATCCGCAAAGGCGTGAGCGGTTCCTTCTGGAGACCCAGCCGCAGGTGGCTACGGGCTCCGCTCGCATTCAGGGTCTTGTTGACGGCAGGAACCGGGATGCTGGCATTGCCGGGCTGAACGGAACGCTTGAGCAGGCCCGCGAAGCGGCGATCAAGACGAACGACGATGCCGAGCGTGAGCGACTGATCCAGTCCGGTTCGCAGGCCATCGACAATGCCATTCAGCGCGGGTTTATCTCGCAGCAGCAGGGACAGTCTCTTCGTCAGCGATGGACGACGGATTACCGGACAGCCACGCTTAACCAGCTTCCGCCGGAGGAGCGCGCCGCAGCCCTTCGCGAAAACCGTGGCAGTATCTCGTTTGCGCCCGGTGTTGACCAGCGGCTTTCAGAGCCAGCACAACGGTTGCTTCAGGGGCTTCAGACGACCCCTGATCTTCCGCGCGTGGTTATCAACTCAGGGCATCGTGATCCCGAAAGAAACGCTGCGGCCGGTGGTGCGCGTGGATCTCAGCACATTCATGGCAACGCCATGGACCTTCAGACCGCACGTCTGTCCGATGAGGACAAGGCCAAGGTTCTTGCGGCGGCGATTGCGAACGGCGCTCGCGGTATCGGCATTTATCCTTCCGGCAATATCCACATTGACACGCGGGATGCCCCGGCGATCTGGGGGCCGAACGGCTACCGTGGATCGCCTATCGAGACGTTTCCTGCTTGGGCAAGGCCACACCTTCAGCGGCTGATGGAGACCGGCGGGTCTTCTCCCCCGGAACGGTCTGCGCTCGCTTCAAGGCCGCAGCCGCAGGCCACTGCATCGCGTGGCTCGGCCATGGCTGCGGGCCTTCCGACTGAAGTCCGTCAGCAGATGCTTGTCCAGACCGAGCAGGAGATCGCTCAGGCGCAGCGACAGGCTGAGGTTGGCAGGCGACAGGAAGCGGCGGCCATTCAGGCGGCCATCGGTGACGATCTGGCGTCCGTCGAAAGATCGGGGCAGGGCGTCCCGGCTGAACGACTGTCACGCGAGCGCATCGCCTCCGTCATGGGGGAAGAGGGTGCTCGTGCATGGGAGGTCCAGCGGTCGAGGGCCAAGAAGGTCCACGATGCTCTTAATGGCATCGAAAGCCTTCCCGAGGGCGACATCGAGCGCCGCTTGCAGGCCCTTCAGCCGCAGCCCGGTTCTGAAGGATACGTTGACGACGCCCAAGCGTATGACCGGGCACGTCAACGTGCCGATGCGATCCGCATGGCCCGCCAGCGCGATCCGGCGCTTTCCGTTGAAAGATTGCCGTCAGTCCAGACAGCCCGGCAAAGCCTACAATATGAGGGGGACGACAGCCGCCGCGCACCAACGCCGGAATCCCTTCAGGCTCTTGTCCGTGCCCGAATGGCGGCACAACAGCAGCTTGGCATCTCAAACGTCCATCCGGTGACGGTTGCCGAGGGGCGAACTATCGCCCGTGAGCTTCGCACCATTGGCGAGGATGACGGCGCGGGCCTTGAGCGGTTCATGGGCACGCTTCGTCGGAACTATGGCGAGTTTGCTGATGATGTCCTTCAATCGTCGCTGGAGCACGCCAATGTTTCGCGCGACCTTGGCGTGGCCGCTCGTGCTGTTCTCAACCGCCTGATGACCGCCTCAAACCGCCAAGAGATGCAGTCTGCCCTTCAGATGCTTTCGGCCCCGATCCCGGTTCCGCGACCGTCAGACGCAGAGATGGCCGCTGAGGCGTTCGGTGGCTCGATGGGGTGGGAGCCGCAGCCGTCTCGCCAATCGGCCCCCACGGCTCCCGCTGCCCCGCCCGCGACCTATGAAGCGGCAGACCTTCGCCGTCTCTTTGAGGGCAGGGGAAATCCCGAGATCGTCGGGGCCTTTGAGCAGAAATACGGACGAGGCGCTGCGAGTGCAGCCCTGACCGACCTCATGCGCCGCCTTGGTGGTTCCGATAATGACCGATAGCATCCTGCCTGATTTCGGGCGTTCCGAGGACATGGTTCTGCCGGTCTTTGACCGTGGGGCCTTGGCTGTCGCGGAACAGAAACAGCAGAGGCAGAGGGGAGAGCCAAACCTTCCGGCTCCTGCCTATCCGCCCGCCGTCGATCTTGGTTTCGGTGGTCCCGCTCGCGACCAGATGACGTTCGGGGAGAACTTCCGGGGCGCTGGTTCTGGCGCTGACCTGATCGGCGTCATGGGTGAAGCTGCTTCGATTGAGGCAGCTCGTGGTGCGCCGCAGCCGGGCGGTTTCCAGCCTTCGCAGCTTCGCAACCTTCCCGCCCGTGTTCGCCAGAGGATCGAGGCGGAAAGCACGCCGGAGGACATGGCGGCCCGTCGTGAGGCGGCATACAACCGCGTCTTTGAGCAGGCGGCTTACGACCTTTCACAGTCCAGGATCACGCCGCAGTCCGTGGGCGGTGTTCTCGCTCGCGGCCTGATGTCGCCTGAGAACCTTGTCAGCCTTCCGGCAAACGTCCTCCGTCGCGGTGCTGCTGCTGTGGCCGGTCGTTTTGGTCCAGCCGCTGGTCGGGTGGCTGAGAGCGCGATTGACGCCGCTGTCACAAACACGGCGATTGATCCGCTGCTTCAGGCCGGCAGGCTTCAATCCGGCGGGCAAGAGGCGTATAGTCCCGAACAGACGGCTCTTGCCCCCATTGTTGGCGGTGCCGCTGGCGCTGCGATCCGTGGCGTCATCGAGGCCCCGTCATTCGCTCGCAGGGAAGCGCAGGCGCTTGGTGTTACTCCGCAAGCCGCACGAGTTGAGCCCGAAGCCGCGCCGACTGTCAGCGTGGGAACTGAAGCAACGGGCGCTCCGGCTAGAGCGGCAGGCGAAGCACGCATCATCGGAGAGATGCCGCCGGCTGCTCGCGAAGGCGGAGATGTACCGGAGGCTGGCCCTGTCCAACGTCAGGCGGAAGCCGTCAGCCCTGAGCCTGCTAGGACTGAAGCGCCCGCTGGGGTGCCGGCTGATCGTGTCGAGGCTGTAGCGCCTGAACAGATTGTAGGAGCGCCAGATGGCGGACGAAACGAAACAGGTAACGCAGGAGATGCGGGACGCCTTCCTGAAGGACTTGCGCGCGATCAAGGTCAAGAAGCGCAAGCCGGGGGACAGGCAACCTCAGAAGCCAGAGTAGTTGAACGCGACGGCATCAGGTTCAACGATACACGCGGCACCGGGTCGCAACTTCACGGAACCTCAGAGCCGGACCTCCAGCCATACGGCGAGCATTATTCGACCAAAAATTACTATGGGCAGGGCTTCTACACGACCGACGCTGCGGACGTAGCCTATGGCTACTCAAGGCGCGGAAGTCAGAGAACAGGTGGACGCTTCGTCTATCGGGTAGAAGAAACGCGGCCCCTTCGCATTCTTGATGGCGAAGCAGAAATCCCCGCCAACTTGCGTCAGCTTCTGGAGCCTGACGATACGGGCCGCGCATCCGACATTGAAGATGTGCTTCGCATGGCTTTCGATGAAAAGCCGAAGAACGTCCGGGAACTTTACGACAACATTCGAGAAATTGGAACCGGAGAGGGCCTGTCCGCCGATACGATCCAAGAGATTTTCGATGTGGTGAACTACCACACGCGATCCCTGGGGTTTGACGGCATGTCGCACCTCGGCGGCCTTCGGACGAACACTGCGCCGCACAGGGTTGTAATCTATTTCAACCCCGAGACGGACATCCGCGTCACACGTGCTGACCTGCGCGAGTTTGCCGCTCCTGAGCCTGCCCGCGTAGCGGCCAATGACGCAGGGCAGCAGCAGTTTGCAGCGATGGCTCGTCAGGCTGACGCTGCTGTCCAGCGGAGCATGGCCGACAACGGCATTGCCCCCATGGCCAGGCAGACGAACGACCGCACGGCGGATCGCGCCTTTCCGGGTCGGCGTGAATTGGCCGGGGAGACCAGTAAGCCACGCGCTCTGCCCGAGAACGCGACGCCGGACGAAATCCGCAATACACGACTAGGCGATGCTCAACAGGAGCTTGCTGCCCGCATCGGGCGCAAACTAGAGGTCGATAATCGCTTCTCCTTGCGCAACGCTGAGGGGCAGTATGACTTCAAGCAAGGCGTTATCCGCGTTCGCCAATACGGCGATATGGAGACGTTCTCCCACGAGTTGGGGCACGCGCTTGAACAGCAGATCAGAACCGACCTTGGCGCGAGGTTTGATGCGATACTGACGCGACATGGGGACGAGCTAAAGCGTCTTGACGCCAACACCTCGGACCCTGGAGCGCAGACCGCGCGTGAGGGGCTGGGCGAATTCATCCGAATGCTCATTAACAATCCGGCGTTCGCTGCCCGGCAGGCCCCCAACTTTGCAACGGCCTTCGATAGCCTGCTTACCGAGGGCGCTCCCGGTCTTCGCCAGTTGATTGCCGATGCGTCTCGGCTTTCACAAATCGATAGCGGTCGTAACCCTGTTCAAGCCGCTGAGGCAATGATCCGGCCGGCTGTTGACCCGCGCGGCTTGGCTGAAGTCCGGGAGATAAACCGCAAGGCAGGGCTCCCCACGACTATTGGGGTGCTCATGGATCGCTTCTTCGTCAACGTGACGGGGAAGGACCACTACGGCAAGCGACTACTCCGCAACCTTCAGGATGCCCAGTTTGAGAAAACGGGCAAGCCGATGGACGAATTCGGCTGGGATAATCCCCACAAGAGCCTGCGTGCGCTGCCCTCGGCAAAACAGACCGGCATTGACTCTATCCAGAACGGTGTTCGCGCTTTCGGGCGCTATGCTGATGGGCCTGTAAGCCCTTCTGTTCGTGACGCACTGAAAGAAGCCGGCGGCGGCAACCTCGCCAAAATGACGGACGAGACGACCCCCGAATACCGGGCCTTCAGTGCCTATACCACGATGCGCGCCGCTCGCGGCCGGTATCTCCGCTTCATTGCGGGCGATGTGCCCAAGGCTCCCGTGCGTATGTCGATGTCAGAAGTCGAGCGGGCTATCGCAGATTTCGAGGCGGCCAACCCGACGTTCAAATCCGCTGCTGACAAAATATTCGCCTACAACCGCGCTCAATGGCGCCGGCTCTTTGACGCCGGGATCATTGACAAGGAGATGTTCGAGGCGGTCGCTGGTCGGGGCGAGGATTACGTTCCTCTGAACCGCTACTTCGACGATCGAGAGCCCGGCGGTTCTGGCGGTGGCGTGAACGCCCCCAACTCGATCCGAGCGGCCAAGGGGTCGACGCGCGATATCCTCGACCCCATTCAACAGACGATGCTCAACACCGCCCAGTTTGAGCGGGTCATCGCGTTGAACGAGATCAACAAGGCTTATGCCAAGGTTGCTGAGGCTGGCGGCGAATTTGCTGGCAAGTTCTGGGAGCGCGTTCCCAACAGCCAAATGAAGGGCCAGTCGGTCGATATCCTGGAGGCGGTGCGAAGCAAGGCGCGCGAGAGTGGGCTGGATAAGGCGGATACGGAAACCATCCTCCGCACGATTGAAGAATTCGTCGGTGAAGACGCGACGGCGCGGGTTTTCCGCAGCACGGACATCAAGGCGGATACCGGCGAGAACATCCTGTTTGTGTGGGAGGGCGGCCAGCGCCAAGCGTATAAGCTCGCCAATGACGAGATGACGAGGGGCTTTTACGACCTCATCGCCAATATGACTGAGGCAGATAGGGACTTCTGGAAAAAGATCATGGGGACTGGCAACGCCATGTTCTCACAGTTCATCACGAACGCGCCCCAATTCGCCCTGAAGAACCTGCTCATGGACGCGATTACGCGCGCTCCAATGGCCCGCCATACGGGACTGCTTGGCCGTATTCCCCTTGCTCCACTCGCGGCCGGAATTTGGACGAGCATCGCGGACAAGGAATTTGCGAAAGCCTATGCGGCCTCAGGAGGCATCCGGGGCGGTGTCGTATCCTCGGCGCTTCGCGATCTGGAAAAGACCGGCGGCCTATCGGCAATCGATATTGGCGCCGCTGGCGTGGGGCAGCGCCTGGCGGACGCGGGCGGCGACTTGCGGCAGCCCGGAACCTACATCCCCGCCGTTCTCGGCGCGACAGGCGAGCGCGTGCGAGAGTTTGGGCAGACGCTGGCGCACCCGACATCGTGGCCAAAGGCGGCGCTTGAAAGCGTGCAGAACGGCGTCAAGAGCTACTTCAAACTGCTGGAAGCCACGGAAACGGTCGGGCGTGTCGGCCAAACCAAGATCGTCTACAACCACCTTCGGAAGCAGGGGCTTGACCACTATACGGCGTTCAATGCCGCCGTATTCGAGGGGCGGGATGTCCTCGATTACGACCGGCGCGGCGCGGCCATGGAAGGCTTCACCCGCTTCCTCCCCTTTCTGAACCCCGGAATTCAGGGCACCGCCCGCGCGAATAAGAACCTGATCGGTGACCCGCTGGCCGCTGCCGTTCAGGCCTATAAGCGCGGCGGATACGACAAGTTGGACGGCGAGTATAAGTCCGCCCTGCGTGACGCTGCGATCAACTGGGGCGTGATCGCGGCCATGGTGACTGCAAGCCTTGGCTGGTGGGCGGCGGTCAAAGATGACCCCATCTATCAGCGCACGACCGAGTACATGCGGAAGCGCTACTGGATCATTCCCTTGCGAGAGGGCCAGAATGGCGAGGACGATCAATACATTTCCATCCCCAAGCCCTTCGATCTCCCCGGCGCGCTCATCGCAGCCATGGAGGGGGCGGCGGAAGGCATCAGCCGCGCCGACCCCGAAGGCGCCCATCGTGTCTTTGGGGCCTTGCGAGAGGGCTTTATCCCCCGGCAATTCGGTGGGCTTCAGGACTTCCTTGGGTCAAACCCCTTCTTCAAGACGGGTTACGAAGTGCAGCTTGGGCAGCGCATGGGTTTTGAGGGCAGCGCCCCCTCGCCAATCATCCCGCAGCAGCTGCGGAAATTAACTCGCGCCGAGCAGTTCTCGGGCAACACCTCGGAATTCGCGCGCCGGATGGGGCAGCAGTTCAATCTTTCCCCGCTGATTGTCGATCACGTCATCAACGGACTAGGCGGCACGGCTGGGCGAGATGTGAACGACGCCCTGACCGCAACGCTCGGCAATAACCCCAACATGACGCCCGGTGACGCCTTTACGAAGATGTTCTTCGGCGCGCTCATCCGTCGCCAGCGCGGCGTCGGCCAGATGCGGAATGAGTTGAACCGTCTCATGAGCGCCGATGAGGCCAAATATCGAGCGCCGGCTAACAGCTACGCAGAAGCAATCCGGCTGGGGCGCTGGGAAGCCGCCGAGCAAGGCTATGCCGCGCAGGATGATATCGGCAAAACACTGATGACCGTCTCCGGCCATTCCTTCTCAACGGGCAACCGGAACCTCCACCCGCTTGAACACGCGGAATCGTTCGCAAAGTTGGCATCGGCCGTCACCCGCGACATATCCCTCAACCGGCTCGTCGTGCAGGACCGCTCGGCGGCAAGGGGGCAGGAGCGTGAGATCATACGAGTTGACCCCGCTGTGGCGCGCGGCATCACCAACACGATCAACTCATGGGCCTCCGAAGAGATCAAGAACGGCCTGACGATTGCTGGAATGCCTGGCTATCGTGAGATGCAGGTTACGGACACGGCTGCGCGGCTCTCTGCTATCCGGTCACTCTCGCCTGAAGTAGCTGCCGAGATTGAGGCGCGCATGAAGGCTTCCGCGATCTTGTCGCCCATCCACGTGCGGGACAATTGGGCAGAGGCACGCCGCCGCCTTCTCGCGGATCGTCAAAATGCCGACCTAACGGACCTGATGCCTCAAGAGCTACGCAGGCAGTCTACGCAGTCGCGCCGCCGCCGGCAGCGTGCGGAAGAAAGCAATAACGCGGACTAGACGCGGACCTCTGGCGGTCGCCTGACAATGGGTGCGGCCGGGGCTTCACGACGCGGGGCCGGTCTGGATTGAGCGGCGCGCGAGGTGACTATCGTAGTCGTGTTGGCCTCGATGGCGCCCGTCTCGAATATTCGCATGATCCGATCCGTTAGAACGACGGAGCGGCCCTCTGAAACCCTGTTACGCAGCCGCTGCCCTTCATTGCCGCACAGACCGCGAGCAGCCACGGCAAGGGCCAATACCTCGCCAGACTGGGTTGAGACGGCGACAGAAGCGCGGTGGTTGCAATCGATATAGGCCCTGAGTTCGGCGTCGTAGTTCAGGGGTCCGTCGTTTGACGATGTAGTGCACCCGGCGAGCCCAAGGCCCGCAACCAAGAGAATCCAGCGCATCAGACCTCCCCGTTTTCCGGGAGCCTACAGCGCACACGATCCGACCAGCAAGGCCGTCCTCCGGGGCGGCCTTTTCTTTTGGAGAAACGCATGGCCTCCGTTGACCGCTTCGGGACCCCGCTTCGTGACGATCCTTTCCGTGGGAACGTGCGCGTCGTCTCGACCTCAAACATCACCCTGTCAGGTCTTCAGACCATTGACGGCGTGACGCTGGAAAGCGGTGATCGCGTTCTCGTTCAGGGTCAGTCAACGACATCCCAAAATGGCATCTATGTCGCCAAAACTGGAATTTGGACCCGCGCCCGCGACCTCTCAACCTCGGACGATTTCAAGGGGCCGATCTACGTCACGGTTGAGGAAGGAACGACCTACCGAAACACGTTCTGGTACATGTTGCCGACCGCCACAATCACGGTCGATACGGACGCGATTTCTTTTACGGCAGGCACCGTTGATGTGACATCTGCCAGCGGCCTTGTAAGTGCGGTTGGTGCCAGCCTTCCGGCTGTCATTTCCCCGTCTGTTACCTCGCTGACACTTTCGTCCGGTGACGTTCTCAACGTCCTCAACCGGCTCGATACAATTAGCGCGGTCTCGTCTGTGGATCTGAACCTCCCCGCTGGCGTACTGACGAAATCGACGGGAAGCGACCCGCTGATCAACGTCGGTCCGGCAAACAGCAACATCCGCCTGCTCGGCGCTTCGCCCATTTCCACGACGCTAACCAGCGTTGCAAGTGTATCGGGTTCAAGCGGCGATTACGCCGTTGTCTATAACGTCGCGTCTGGAACGGGCATTGAGGTTGGGCACGTCCTCTGCATTGAAGACGCTGTTCCGCTCCCGCATCTTTCCGGAAACAACTCCGTTTCGCGTCTCCGCGTTGCGTTGAACGAAATGCTTTACAAGTCCGCGCTTCTCGGCACGGCAAGCATTACATCGGGCGGCAGCACGGTTGTTTTCGCATCTGTTAGTTCCGGTGTTCTGTCCGACTATTTCGCGGCAGGCTACCTTGTCACCGTGCCGGCTTCCGGGCAGTCCCTGGAGGTGACATCGCTTAGCGCGCCCGTGACGCTCAACGTCAATGGCACATGGAACCGCACCGTATCGGGGACCAGGGCCTGCGTAGTTTCCCGGCGAAACACCGGGACAATCTCAACAGCCGGTTCAAGCACGACCGTAACTGGAGCATCTACGCTCTTCACCACGCAGGGCAACGTCGGGGACATTCTCATCGCCGACGGGCGAATTGTGACTATCACGGCCATTGCCAGCGCCACGTCGATGACGGTCTCTCCGGCAATTAACCTTGGCGCGGGAACCCCCTACAGCATCATCACGCCTGCTTGCGCCCATGAGGGCGCGCACGAGGTAACTGCGGTGTCCGGTACGCAGATCACCGTCCGGAACCGCTGGCAAGGCCCCTTCGCCCCGCCGGTCAACCGTGTCTCGGGCGGCGCTGTCCGTGTCATCAGGACCGTTCTCAAAAGCACGAACAGCGGAGACGGGATTTTCTTCAGGCAGGGCGGTCGTCTTGGTTGGTGCAACAACATCGCCATCCAAAGCAACTACGGCTCGACCGGAACGCACGGCATTGCCTTGAACGGGCGCACAACGGAAGGGCCGACAGAGCTTGGAACTGTGGCTGATTTTCAGGCGGGCGATGGCTTTGCGGTTCTTGGGTGGGGCAGGGGTGCCTTTGTCGGCATTGGCTGTTCCATGCAGCTTCGCCGGAGTTTCGTCAGCGGCAACAATTCCTTCGGCGTCTGGGCCATGGAGGGCGCTGATGTTGGTCTTCGCGAAACATCCATCACAGGAAATGGTGGATATGGCGTCTATCTGAACGCGGGGTCAAAGGCTCTCATTACCGAAATGAGGGCATCAGGCAACCTGACCGACGGCCTTGTCGCGCTGGATGGTGCGGTCGTTTATGGCGAGTTGCCCTTTGCGTGGGGCAATAGCGGAATGAACTTCCGTGTGACCAATCCGGGCGGGTGGCACGTCAACGAGGGCGTATCCATCGGCGCGGGGTTGTCAGGTATCTACGCCCTGTATGGAACCCTCGACCTTACCCGCTGGATTTGCGCCGGCAATGCCCGCGAGAACATCGAGGCTCCCGACTGCGGTAAGATCATTCTGACGCAGGCATGGGTGACGGGCGGGCGCGCTTCCGGCGGATCAGGGCATGGCGTCACTGCGGCGGGCGGTTATATCAAGGCGGACAGCGCGGGCATCTACGGCAACGCGGGAACTGATATTGTCGCGACCCTCGGCTGCTTCGTTGACGCATCGAACTCGGTGCTTGACGAGGTTTCCGTCGATACCGGGGCACAAATCTACGTCCAGGGCGTGACGCCGACCGTGACCGGCGTCCGGCACATTAATGGCATCTCGGCAGAGGGGTCGAGGGTCTTCAACGATAGTGATCCATGGACGAGCTACACCGTCACCGTCGCTCCGTCTGCGGGCTCTATCACGACATACACGGCGACAGGACGATACCGCGAAATCGATGGCGAGATTGAGTTTGAAGCCGATGTGACCGTGACCACAAACGGCACGGGCTCGGGGCTTCTCAACGTCAGCCTGCCGCTTACGTCTGCGGGCAATATCGCGCTGTCGGGAGCGAATGTGTCAACGGGTGTCGGCCTCATGGCTTACACCAGCAGCGGCAACGCGGCGGTCTTCACGGCGGCAGGGGCTTACCCTGTGGTGTCGGGGGATCGCATCATTCTTCGCGGTCGTTACCGCGCATCATGACGCTCGATTGGGCTGACCTCGCCGTGATTGCGGCGGGGCTGATCACGTTCGCCCTGTTGGCCCTCTTCGTCATCGACATGAACCGGAACATCAGGGAGCGCGAGCGATGAGCGCCAGCAGCTTTGCGCGTGCCTTACCGCGCGTCCTTGCCCATGAGGGCGGGTATTCCAACCATAGCGCCGATCCGGGCGGTGTCACGTTAGAGGGCGTGATCCAGCGCACCTATGACGCTTATCGTCGCCGCAAGGGTCTGCCGACAAAGCCGCTCACTCCGGCCATGCGCGGCACGACTGAATGGAAGCGTGAGCGAGACGAAATCTACCGCCTTCAGTATTGGGACAAGGTAGCCGGTGACGACCTTCCCGCTGGCGTCGATTATGTCCTGTTCGATGGCGCGGTTAACTCAGGCCCTGTCCAGTCGATCAAGTGGGCACAGCGTGCTGTCGGCCTCCGCTCCGATGGCGTGATGGGCCAGCAGACGATTGACGCACTGAATGAGCATCCGAACAAGGCTGCGCTGATCGACGCCATCTGCGACCGTCGCCTTGCGTTCCTGAAGGCTCTAGGTACCTGGGGGGACTTCGGACGCGGCTGGTCATCCCGCGTTGCCGGCGTTCGCACGACCGCAAAGGCGTGGGCATCGGGGCGCATTCTTCCCGCCCCCCCGTCGCCGCAAAATCCGTCACCGCGCGGACGTGTGAGCGACGCAAGCAAGCCTCCGTCTAAGGCCCCGGCTGACGCTGCGATTGGCGGCGGCGGTGTCTCTGGCGGAATTGCCGAGACGGTGAGGCAGACGCGCGAAAGCCTTGAGCCGCTAGCAGGCACGAGCACCGTCAACACAATCATCGCCACGCTTGCCGTTCTGAGCATCATCCTTGTGGCTGGTGGCCTCGCCTATCGCTGGTGGGCCAACCGCAAGGCCAAGCAACAGGCCGAAGCCCTCGACCTTGTGCCGGAGGGTGAGTGATGTTCTGGGGCGCGATCCTGAAATGGGTGACAGGCGACCTCATCGGACAGCTAACCCGCGCCTATGAAGCCCGGCTGAAGGCTGCGAACGAGACTGAACGCCTGATTGCTGATGTCGCGATTGAGGACATTAAGCGGCAGATGGCAGACCGTGCCGCTGCCAAGGAAATCCGCCTAGCCACTGCCGGCTTCTGGGAAATGCGGCTGATCACCGTCCTCATCGCCGCGCCCTTCGTCCTGCATCTCAACCTTGTTGGCTTGGACACCGCGTTCAAGCTGGGTTGGCGCATCCCCGCCTATCCGGCCCCGTTCGACCAATGGCAGGGGGCCATCCTGCTCTCGTTCTTTGGCGTTCACGTCATCGGGCAGGGCATCACCGCGCTCGCGGGCGCTATCAGGGGGCGCAGATGACACGCGCTGCTTACAT